GACTGAGAACTTAATCGAATATCTCCAGGATGCGCATTTCTGATCCAATAGGCTAGCGGCCTAAAGAACCTGTCTGCCTCGACTCCCATGCGTATAGTGGATTCGCTACCTAACCCTACAGGTAGCGTGGGACTCATGAATTCGTCAGCTAGGCGCTCACCCTCTATCATCTCCAATGCAAACGGAACAGGAGAATTACCAAATGTCCTGTAATACTTTCGGAATAATACTTCGCCAGCCTCAAATACCTGTCCTGCTCCAGCCCGCTCCATGTCGAAGCGATGCATTAACCCTCCGGTGTGCCAATTATTGGCAAGACAGCTCTCTCTCCAAACTTCTTCTATCTCGTCGTTTACCCGGTCATTCAGCCCACCTCGTGCTGTCATGACCTGGGCCTGCATGCCGATGCCAGAACCGATTAGGTTGTTTTGAACTATTACTTTTGCCCTTTTCGCATATCCTGAATCACGCCCTAACGCACGTGACCTGCTACGCAGGGTAGTGAGGCTAGTTACAAGCTCGTTATCAGCACTGCTATTGGAAATCTTCCAGCCAGCGGTAAGCCTAGAAGCCTGCGCAGCGTGATACATGCGCTGATGCGTGTTGGAGTGCTTGGATAACTCAGCCTTCAGGCGCTCGTTCTCAAGTTCCGCACGTTCTTTCTCTTGTACTAGGCTCGGAGCGATGAATGCCTGGATTTTGTCGAGAAAGTTAGCCACGTTACTTAGATTGTGGAAGCAGCAGTCGCGCTGCGGCTATGCCAACATTGAACATAACATGCACGCGTTCCGCGCTTATGTTGTGCTCCATCGCATACTGTTTGATTTGCGATAGCACCTGGTTAAGCTGCTCTAATTCAGTAAGATCATCAGGCATAGCTACATTTGGCATGGCTACATTTCTCGGTGGCGGAGGCGGGCAACGATAAGGCGCTGGCGGCCAGCCTCTATCAGGCACTGCCAAACCTTATAAATATATTACCGCTTGCCCCGAGACCGATGGCCGCATCCTGCGCAGCAACCTCAGCGCGATAGCTATCACGAAGCTTCAGCAATTCAGCTAGCGAGCGCCGCTCGAGCGAGCGCCCTTCAATCGAATAATTCAATTGTTCCATGGTGGCCCGATTTTCTAGTACAGCCTCAATGTTTTCGAGAGTCTTGCGTGCATGAGACCTGTGATCGTATATAGCAGAGTCGTCAAAGTTGCGTAAGACATTGAGATTCCCCGTGCCAATCGTATAGCGAAGCGTTCCGTTATCGGTAAATGCTGACCATTGGTATAGTCCAGACGCATAAGTAGCAGTAATTCCCTTGGCCACCGTTACCGCATGATTGACACCATCGGCTGCTGCGATAATCGAGAAGAAAGCAGAAGCATTCTTAAACTGGTATTTTAATGTCCACGTAGGCGCAGGAAAATCCGCCAAGTCTTTTCTGGCCCATTCCCAAGTATCACCAGCCCGAAGCTCGGTCGGCTCGGTTGTTGGAATTGCAATCGTCATTTATCCAAGGCAATAAAAAAGCCGCCAACAAATGACGGCAACGGTTTTCGCAGAGCTTAACTTTAACAGCTGTTTTTCCTCAACTGTCTGGCCAACCGAGATAAAATCGCTCTGACGGTTGATGGGTGGCGTCCAATATGCCTACCTATAACTGCAAGTGTTGCTCCCTGCTCCCTCATCTTGCGCACAACCTCATACATTTCTATTTGAAGGCTGTTTTTCTTGATTGCGCTCTCCTCAATCTGGCGTTTCCGTTCTGTACTTTTCGCCTCCGTAAGAGCTGTAACTATTTTTTGAATACATTCAGCACACCTCTCCCCATAATCTTCGCCCTCATCAGATGAATAATATGGTTCGTTAGGCATCATGCGCCGCCACTCATTGAATGCGGCTACTAGCTGTAAATGCGTAACTGACCGCATTTTATTAACTATATGTTTGCCCATCTTATCTCCAAGCGTATGACACTTGGGATTGCTGTTTTAAAAACAGGTGAACGGCGACGGCAGGATTCGAACCTGCGGAGCTTGTAGCTTGGATATTGGCCACGCTCAGCCTTTTGTTGGCCTATTATCTACCAGACTCGGCTTTGTCCTGAAGGCAAAACGCCCTATCTCGCCCACGTCGCCAGGTGGAATTATACAGGATGGCAATAAAAAAGCCGCCCCGAAAGGCGGCTGCTCGCGCGAGACGCGTCGAGGGTGGTTACGTAATCCCGTCGTACCTACACAGCAAGGCCGAGAGTCTGGCAACTGTAACAGGCGCCAGTTTGGTTTACTTGCGACCAACCAGCTTTTTCGCAAACTCGATGACTTTCTCGCTTGCGCCCAGTTGTTCAAGCCGCCTAACCACGTCCATTGTCACTTCACGAGACCGTGTTTGTTTCGGTTCATTTCCTTTACTCATCGAGGCTTCAGAGGTGCTTTTCGAATCCGCTATACTTTTTGCGTATGAATATACTTTGTGAGCCATCACGCAATAGTAGCGGTATTCTTGTGTTTGTATTTTCAAGAGCATTTGCCTGGCTCTGATAGGTGTTACCCGTAAGGTTTCACCTATCACACGTAATGTTGCACCTTCGGCTCTCATTGATCGAGCAGTTTCATGCCTAGCAACCATCTCCGGAGTCATCTCTGCCACCCAGTCACGAATCCAGGCTGCCGATACTGAGGCCGTGGCGTCGCCCTTACTTCAACCTCTTTCTTCTCGATTGGTGCTGCCCTTAACTTCTGCTCAAACCCTAAAGTCTTCATTGCCATGTAGGCCAGTGCCTCAGCATCCAAGTAATGGTTTTCACCTTTAACAATCCAGATGACCTTACCTGATGACTTGACGATCCGTTCTTCAGCAACCATCTGCTTAGAGTAATCATCGTCCACGCCTTGCGGAACCCACCAGCGACGCTCCGGATCAGATATGCGGGCATGTACCCAGCTCTTGGCAACATCTGAGTCAACATGCCATAGCTGAATGCTCAACTTCTTAGGCCGCCCCAGGTACGTTACCTCAATGGCGCTAGCCGAGAACGGCTTATCCATATGGTCATGGCCCTTAGTAGGGATAGCCAGTGCCTGGTGCTTCATACAAAAAGCGTATACCGGGTCCTTGCGGAACCCAGAGTCTATAGCCATACGCCTAATTGACAATGAGCGCGGCTCGGTTGGGCCATAAGTACGCAGCAAAAGCTCGTCTAGGCTAACCCATACCCGTTCTTGATCAGTCTCACCCCACAGCTCCCCATAATCGAGAAGCCAAGAATGTCCACCGTAGCCCCATCCGCGAATGATGTAGACTAAGCGATTACGCTGTACGTCAACACCAGCGGTAATCAGCGCTACGCCATCCGGCACTTGCCCAGTTTTGTACTCGCCCTGACAAGCCGCAATCTCCGCCACCTTCGGCGCATCGCCCGATATCGCGTAAAGCTCGCCCAGATCCGTATTTAGAACACCTTGGATTTTGTCCGGGTCGCCGGATTCATAAGCTCGTATGAGCTTGCGCGCGATGAACTCGAAGCTCTTCTTGGGCGAGAACGATACCAGCCCGGACACCCATTCAGAATAAGTGTCGCTATCCGCCGTGTCGGCAATCCCCATAACCTGGCCACGCTCTACCCATTCGCCTGGGGCCAGAGCCTTACCAAGAGCATTTATCCGAGATCTGTCAATCTCTTCTATTCCGGTCCCGCAGGTCGGACAGTAAAGCCGTGCCGCCTTTGCTCTCTGCCAAACACTACCTTCCTTAGGCCACCGCAGAATTGCGGCCCGTGGAACGAAATAAACCTCACAATGCGGACACGGGACCGCCCACTCATGCCTAGTGCCTTCCTGCCATAGATTCCAGATGGCACTTTGTACCGAATCAGAAGGCTTCCAGTGCACTACACCGGTCACTGGATGGGTGTATGTCTCGACCGACCCGAACGTCGGCGTAGAAGCCCCTATTACGGTCCCATCCGCATATGTGCCAGTACGAGCCTCAGCCTGCTCGAAAACATTACCTTCACGATTGGCCGTTATCTTATCGACTTCATCGACCACAACAATAGCTGCATGGTCGGACGCTAGCTCAGTAGGAGATCCAGCCCAAGCCAATCGAAGATAGACCCCACCAATTAGCTTGCTTGTCTTGCTCGACTTCCTATTGCTAGCAGCGTATTTAGCCGCCAAGCCAGGCGCGGTCTGAAGCATCGCAACTATCTTCGGCTCGATGACCTTCTCGATATTACTTTTTGTCGGGCCAATATATAACACCGGAGCTTGGTCGTCATCCAACCGCCGCCCAATGATATTAAAAATGCTCGCGCTCTTCCCAAACTGGGAAGGCATGACGATAATTACACGCCTATATCTGGGATTAGATGCAGCCCGCATGAACGGGATGCAGTACGGCGTCCTGCTAGACCTATATCTCCCAGGCTCAGCACTGCCAGCCGGGAGGACACGGCAGGCATCAGCCCATTCGTCTGCGGTACGATTGGGGGGTGCTTTAAGAAAACCTGCGGCCTTTAGCCATACTGGCGCAAGGGCGGATTTACACTTCCCTTTTGAAGATATTTCCAAGCTCAGCATGGAGCTTTTGGTTACTCCACTGCGTGCGCGCATTTTCGGAAATCTTCCACACTCCTAGACCATGAGGCGGGGGAATTTCCTGCCCCATGTCAAGAGCCGCCTCTACCCATGACTCTGCGGCACTTTCTAGGTTCATGAGTGCCTCTTCCGCCGAATCTCCTTCGGTAATGCATCCGGGAAACTCGGTAATCATTGCGGTATACCCTCCAATGCCATTTGGCACCAACTTCCTGGCATAGGGCCGCGTCAAGAACCCTTTAATAAAGGGTCTGTAGAATTCCGGTCTCAACATGTCTGGATAAACGGTTTCTTTAAATTTCCGCCAGCCCAATGCTCAAGCCTGGCGGCAGCCGCATCTCTGTTTTCCCTAAGTGCTGCAAGTAACGTTACACGTATCGCCGCCGGATTCGACTCGGCGGCTAATTCTAGAGCGAGACGCCCGGCTATGGCGTCATCCTGAGATGCAATGATAATCATGGCTTCATTGGCGCTCTGCTGGAAGTCCTCTATCAAGCCCATGGTGCCACCCATTTTCTGAGCCTCGAGCTCGGCTAGTTCACGCTTCGCGGCAAGGAGTCTTAGCTCTTCCTCGCTCTTAGTTCCACGAGCATTACCATTATTGAGGCCAAACCGGCTTCGCAGCGCCGCGAGTTCCTTAGCCTTTTCACGCTCGCAATACCAACTGATAGCCTCCCAGGTATCCACCGTTATATCCGTACCCTTAGCACCCTTGCGCTGCGGCATCCCCTCTTTTGTCCAGCGATCAATGGTCGCAGCCGTCACGGCAAATATCCGCGATAATGCCGCTCTGGTAACCTGCTCACCGATTCCTAACTTGGGTCTCAATCTCTAAGACTATGATTTAGAAAGGAAAATACAATCTAATTTCGCGGTGGGCCGCCAC